GCTGCATTTCCAGAAGCAGTACTATGAATACCTGTTCCCCCACTAAGTAATAGTGATTCACTATCTAAGTCTATAAATAACGAACCTCCAACTGTAGTATTACCTTGAAAACTTAACTTTTGTGCAGTATTTTGTGCATCAATATATGCTTTTACAGATTGTTGTGTTGGAAGATGTGTAGCAGAATTAGAAGCCATGTCATCTTCGTCTTTAAAACCATCTATAGTTAGAGTAGCGTCTGATAATGTGCCAAATGTAATTGCATTTGTTGTTGTAATAGCACCAAATCCAGAAACAATAGAACCAGAATTTAATGCACCAACAGTTGTAAGACTTGAAAAATTATCTAAAGTAGATTCAAAGTAAGTTACAAAATCTGTTAATGCTACTTGAACCATAGTGCCATTATCATTGACAATTAATCTGTCAGCATTTGCTAATGTTGTTGAAGTAGCAGAGGTGCTACCATCCACAATGTTTAATTCAGCACCTGTAGATGTAATAGCTGTACCATTAAAATTTATTGCATCTAAGTAAGCTATGCCATCTAAATAAAAATCTTTGAACTTAGCAGATGATGCTCCTAAATCTACTTGGTCATCTTGATAGGGTTGTATAATATTGGCATTTGTACCTTGTAATTCTCCTGCCTGTCCAAATGATGTAATACGTCCACCTTCTCCTGCTGTTCCATCGTGTGAATGTCCAGCACTAGAACTAAATGCGTCTACTAAAGCATTAAACTCATCATTAAAATCTGAGGCATTAATTACCAGACCAGTGGCAATATTATTACTAGATTGTCTAGTATATGTATTTCCCATTATCTTCTCCCGTTAAGGCTATATTCTAGTACTATTGTATCCAAACTAAAAGGTGGATTTGTATCTTCAGTAGTTATTTGTAATTGAAATGCTTTTGCAGAACCTATCAAAGGTTGAACAAGACTGCTATCAAAATTATCAGAACTATATTTAACTGTTGAACCACCATAAATTGATGTTAAATCATCAAACACAGAAAACTCAGTTAAGTCATTTGCATACGTTATACATATAGGTTGAGGTTCAACCTTACCAAAGTCTAAAATAGGACATACCTGCATATTAACTGCGCCTGATGGGTCTGTATATATTGTGCCTTTATAAAATGTTTTTCTTAATTGAGGGTCATCTAAAGTTAAATGAGGTGTATGAAAGATACCTTTTATATTTGCTCCATCAAAACTATTCCCACTTTCCATTCTATAAACATAACCATCATCATTAGCAAAATATATAAACTCTTCATCATTTTCATATTCGCTAAATATAACTCTAGCTTTTATACCTGATATTTCAGCCCATGAAAAGTTACCTTGCACTCCTTGTGTTCCTAATATTCCTTGCGAAGAAATATCAGTTATAGCTGTGTTATATGCAAAAATTCTGTATTGACTTTTAGCTCTTACGATGGTGGATGAAAACACAGAAGAAAAATTAGCAAGTTCTGTTATTTCTTTTTGTATCGGGTTAGATAAATTTTGAAGACTAAAATCTCCTATCTTATCTGTTGCACCTAAAGATTTTAAACCATCAGGTCCTAAGAAAATAACATCTCCTGCAATTTCTTGTACTGTATCTGGTGCAATTGCCCCCAAATCATTTGTTACAGGTTCTATTCTATAATCTTCAGCACTACTTCCTATAATTCTATTTATACTATTTTTTGTAAATACAATTAATTGCTCACGAAAAACTATTAAATCTGTTATTGTATCATTAAATCTAAATATACCACCGCCAGACGCTGATGTAAAATCTGTATCATTTAAATAAGCAGAGTATGCTAAAGTAGAGCCGTTTGCTACAAAGATATGTCCTTTTAGTAAAGCAATAAAGTCAGCACCCGTAAGAGAAGAAGAACTAACTTGTGTTATTGTATTTGCAACTCGGTCATATATTCTTGGATTACTTGTTCCATCAACTATAAATAAATTTTCATTACCATCAAAGTTGTACTTTAAAAACCTAACTTTACCAGAACCTGACAAAGATATTCCTGTACTACCAAAACTATTACTATCTGTTATTTGTGTCCATCCACTTCCTGATGAACGATATAGATGTGTTGTTCTAGCAGCAATAACAAAACCTGCATAACGAACTAAACCTCTAATTATATCTGGACTACCGCCAGTATTAGTTCCTGCAATTAAGTTAGTATCAAATTTAGAGTAACCCTGTATTCTTCTGTAACCACCTTCAATAGATGGTTCAAAGTTACGTAAAAGGGTAGCAGTTCCTATAGCATTTATACCTTGTTGTACAGGACTAAGATTAGTTATTAAACCACCTGTTAACTCTACTGGATATGTTCTCCATGCGTCAGCCATAATATACCTTATATAGTTATATGTAAATTATTGATTTTGTCAAGATTAATTAAAAGCCGCACCATCCGTGGCTCTAGCATTACCTAAACTAGTATTACCTGTATTGTTTATAATCATGCCAGAACGAACATATTCAAATCTATTTACTAATAAACTTCTCATACTTTCTATACCCTGAGTAAATTTTTCTTTAGCCACCATTGCATCTTGTGTATTTTCTCTAAACAGATAAGCATAAAACATTGCTCCATCTACAATAACATGAGCAAACCTTTCAGGTATAGTAGGCACATCATCAAATAATTCTAAGTCTACAGGAAATTGATAGTATTCATATATTACCGTGTATGCTTTATCAGGAGTAGGTACTAAACCATAACGTAAATCGGGTGTTCTAAATACATATTGAGGAATAGCCGACTTTGAATTATCATATTCATATTCTATATATTTATTAAGGTATTCTTCATAATCTATTACTTTTAATTTTCTTGTTTCAATATCAAGTGTTGTATCTTTTTTAATTCTAAAACTATCCATAGATATTGTTTTTAAACTATCAGGAAAAAAATAACGCATTATATTTGCTGACACTACATCTTCTTGTTCTACATGATTAAACGGATAGTTATACTGTTGTTGGTTAATATCTCGTATAGAATGATTAACTGCATCTTTTGCTTGTGCATAAAAACCTGTTGCTGTAGAGAAATTTGATGAGGTTAATTCAACTTCATTTAATCTTCTATTAATTTTATTTACTAATTCTAAGAAATCATAAGCCATTTTATCTCTCTTTAATAGTTATATTTATAGTTCGTTCAGTGCCTATGCCTCTATTGTCTGTAATACTACATGTAAAAGTATAAGTTAAATTATTTGTACCGCCTGATAAAATAATAACAGCTACCTTACCATCACTTGAAATAGACTGAGAAGTTGACGTAATATTATTAATAGTGTCTCCTGCATTTATTCTAGTCTTAACACCGTTTTCATTTTTTACAAACCAAATTACTTGAGATATAGTATTTGTTCCTAAAAACCTAGACCAATCAACACTATAGTCAAGTATATCATCCTTATCTTTATTTGGAAATTTTAAACTCATTTTATCTCGCCCTTATTTGTAACCTTCTAAACGCAGATGTATTAGGTACTGATTGGATTTTAACTACTCTATTTTCAAATGGTATTAAAACTCTTCTTTGAGCAGAGGTTAAACCACTGCTTGCTCTGACAAAAACAGTTCTTTGTCTATTATAATTATCTCTAAAGAAATCATAATTAAAAGAAATTGCATCTGCATCTATATTTCCAAGTCCTTGAATAGAAGCAATAGCATCTATAAAAGTTCGTGACTCAGCAGTAGCAGTTGCTACACCTTGTATAATAACCGTATCTGTTTGTGCTACTTTACTAACATTACCTACAGTACTAGTAACACCTGATACTAAGGATACAACATTTTTTAAACGTATAACAGAACCGCTTATAGTAGATACTGAAACTATTACAGAAGATGCTGATTTTAGTTTCTCTATCTGCCCTGCTATAGTTGCAACACCCCTCACACTAGATGTTGCTTCTTTTAGTTTATCAATCGATGCTACGATATTTGCTATACCTACTGCCGTAGCTGTAGCATCTTCTATTTGTTTTAATGTTCCAGTTACAGTTGAAACACCTGCAATGGTTACATTATCAGCAGATATTAATTTTGTTGCATCAGCACTAACAGATGTTGTACCTAAAATAGTAACTGCATCTGTTTCTACAAGCCCTTCAACTGCTCCTGTTACCGTTGCTACACCTGTTACAGTAGAAGAACCACCAAAGAATTTTATAGAAGTGTTAGTCTGACTTGCAACACCTTGAACTGTAGCAGTAGCATCTTGTATTACTTTTTCTATAGAACCAGTTACATTTGCTACACCGCTAATAGCACTAGTAACTTCTTTTATTTTATCAACAGATGAAATAGTATTTGCTACACCACCTATTGTTACACTATCTGCCGATATTAATTTTATTCCACTGCTAACTGTTGTAGCAATTCCTGTAATATTAGCAGTAGCATCTTGTATTACTTTTTCTATAGAGCCAGATACAGTTGCTACACCTTGAATAGCAACACTATCTGCTAATACTATTTCAGTGGTATTAGCAACAGCACTTGATGTGCCTTGTATAGTAGCTGTTGCGTTAAAATCTTGTATCGTTAACGCTGATATAGGAGCTTCAGAAAGGGAATGAAAACCTAGTGTCATACTGCGTCACCTATAGCGATACCATACCATGCACCTCGCCAGAAGAATAATTTGTTTGTGCTAGTTACGTAAGCCATGTCACCTACACTTGCTGATGCTGGTATGTCTGAAGCATTAGTATAAGCAGTTACTACATTCCCTGTTAACGAACCATCACTAGCTATGATATCATTAGCAACAGCTTGACCAGCACTTGTTGCTATGTCTCTGTTTCTACTTTCTGGCATTGTATTAACCTTCTAATTGGGCAGTAGGTGGCGTAAATGAATTAGTGTAAACTGCTGTTCCTTTTACTACTCTTAAATTTGAAATATAGCCAGTAAAATCTGTAGTACTATTAAGGTCACCTAAAATACCAATTTTAGTTGTAGATGTTCCACCATATAATGTAACTCCACTTAAAGTGTTTGTGGTCGAATGTATTCTACCATTCACAAAAAGATAAAGGTTATCACCATTTCTTACTACAGCAAGATGTGTCCATTGATTTAAAGGTACAGTTTCTGACCATTGTCTCAATGTTTGATTTGAACCAGTTGTTGAATAGTAAAAGTATACAGCACTAGAAGTTAATGCAAGTAAATAAGATTTAGTACTAGCAGAATCCCATCTGTTTACGATAACACTAAAAGAAGAATCGATTGATGTTGGATATACCCATGCTTCAATAGTAAAATTACCTGAACCAAATTCTAGTGTATCATCATCTGCTACACTTAAATAATCACCTGAACCATCAAAATAAACACTTTTTCCTGCAGTAAATGGAGCAAAACTAGAAACTGCCGCATCGCCATTTGCAGTTATTGTATGAGCATTTGTAGAACCATCGATGATAGTGGCTGCGTGTGCAGTTAATAAACTCGTATTTGTAATAGCAGTCAATGTTTTTTCTGGTGGTACAAATGGATATCGACTAAGACCTTCTGTTATGCGAAAATCTTCTATATAACCAGTAAAATACTGCTGGTCTCTTGAATATCTTGCCCCGATAGTTCCGACCGTTGATGTGAAATTATTAGAATTAGTTCCCGTGTCTGCAGAAGCACCATCTATGAATAATGTCATATTAGACCCACGTCTAACAATAGCTATATGATACCATGTATTAGTACTTAATGCACTAGAACTGGACTGAACTGCATAACCAGATGCGATTTCTGAATAAAATCCTAATTGTCCACCAGTTGAAATATTGACTGTATATCCAGTCGAACCAGTTCTTGTGTCAAAAACATTCTGTGATCCAGAATTATTTGTATTGTAAAGCCAAAATTCAATTGTAAAATTGCCAGAACCAAGGGGACTTAAATTAGAAATGGCTATATAATCTCCACTTCCATCAAAGTACATAGACGAAGAAGCATTCTTAGTTTGAGCAGTGGATGATGACACACCACCATTGAGTGTTAAATCATTAATTTGAGCGGCATCGAATATTGATGCATCACCTTGTAGTGCTAAGAGAGATGTGTTAGTGACTGCTGAAAGTGGTTCAGTTGGTGGCGTAAATGCAGATGTATATACAGCAGTTCCTTTTACAACTCTTGCATCTGCAACATACCCATTAAAATATTGACTATTAACAGTTCTTCCACCTATACGAATTAGATTATTAGTATTTGTTAAAGTAACAGTTGAGGTAGTTGATGAATCTTGTACTCCGTTTAAATATACTTTAAAACTATTACCATTTCTAACTAAAGCTAAATGATACCACTGATTTTTATATAAAGTAGCAGAACCTGTTTCAAAATTACTCCAACTACCACTAGTGCCAACTAAGAAATAAGTATTAGTCCCATTTGTGCCCATCCAAAAACCTTGATTATCAGTAGTGTCTGCTGTCGTCATTATAGCCTGTGCGCCAGAAAGACCACCATCAGTAGCATAAAACCAACATTCAACAGTAAAATCACCTGACCCCATGTTAAAATCAGTACTATCTGCTATGCTTAAATAATCTCCAGTACCATCAAAAAGTGCAGACCCTCCATGATTTGAAGCAGAGTATGGGTTATAATCATAAGGTACTAATGGTTCTACTTTTGTATTTCCAGCCACAGTTATCGTATGAGAATTTGTTGAACCATCTGCAAAATATGGAAGATGACAGGCAAGAAGAGAAGTATTTGTAATTGCAGTCAGTCTTTCAGAAGGAGCAGTAAAGTCAGATGTATATACTGCAGTGCCTTTGACTAGTCTTGCATCAGTTATATAACCCTGATAAGGCGAACCACCGCCATTCTGTGCGCCTATAGTAACAGGACCAGTAGCATCAACTAAAGAGGCAGAACTAGTATAAGTGTCAACTGAAACTCCATTTACATACATAGTAAAAGTAGAACCATTTCTTACTAATGCTAGATGCGCCCAATTATTTAATGGAACAGATGTGCTAGAAACATTATCTCTAATTGTTCCATCGTTAATTAAAAATCTTACATTTCTATTTGAATCATTACTAAATTCAATAGCCCAACTATAAGGATTGCTCCACTGACCAAAAATAACGGGTTGGCTTGGAGATGCAGTTGGATATACCCAACATTCTGCTGTAAAATCGCCACTTCCTAATGTGAAATCAGTGCTATCTGCTATGCTTAAATAATCACCACTCCCATCAAAGTATGCACTGTATCCACCAGAACGATATGGACTGAACGAAGATGCTAGTGTATTACCTGTTGTTGTTATTGTATGAGAATTTGAAGAGTTATCAGTGAAGGAACTATTTGTTCCAGAATTACCAGATGCTTTTGCAAGTAAAACTGTTTCAGCCGAGTTTTGAATTGTCGTAACAAAAGTTAATGTAAATGTAGAAACAACATCTGTATTATTCACACCATCTGTTGCTCTAAAAGTTAATGTACCACTTTCAGTTGTGGCAACACCTTCTGCTTTAGGTGTAACTGTAAATACATTAGAACTTTGAGATACAGTTGCAAGCCCATTAAAACCACTGTCTGCTGTAACACTATATGTAATAGTAAAACCTTCAGGGTCAGTAGCAACTATTGTAATTGCAGTTGTTGTGCTACCGTCTTTGGCTAAATCATAAGATGAAGCAGGGGGTGTACTATATGTAGGTGATGTATTTACAAGTGCTATAACATACCAACCTGATGAACCTCTAATGTACAAACCATTGTTTGCTGTAACAAATCCTAAGTCACCTGCACTAACACCTGAACTTGGTAGGTCAGCTAGATTAGTATAGGTAACAACACCACTGATAGCAAGTGTACCATCAGTTGCAATATTGTCAGACGCAACTGCCGCACCTATACTTGTAGCTAAATCTCTATTAT